CCCGTTGATCGAAGAGATTATAGACAGAGGGGTCTTTGATGTCTTTGCAGGCAAAACAAGATTTGGTGGGTCATAATGGGAACGCCAGCTAGAAAATTAATCTTGGATAATGTTGGGACAACTCTAGCAACTATCACAACAGGCAACGGCTATAAAACTACCGTTGCAACTGTAGAGGCTCTTGGCAAATCGTGGGGAGATGTAGGTAGTGGTGCGAAGCCTTGGATTGGATACGTCCCAAATCAGGAACGTCTTGAGTATTTCCCTGGCGGAAGTATTAGAGCGATTCTCAGTATGACCATCATTTGTCATATCAACGGGTCCACTCAGAGTGCCAGGAGCACCACCCTAAACAATCTTTTAGATGATATCATTGCAGTTCTAGCAGTGGACACAAGGCGAGGCGGTAGTGCTATTTGCACAACCGTTACGTCGGTAGATACTGATGAAGGCTCGCCAGACGCTAATGGGTTTGGGTCTATGGCGATAAACGTTGAATGTCCTTATTTGCGAACGAGTTCGAGTTCATAGGAGATCCCATAATGAAACTTAGATATAATGGTAAGTGCGATGCTCGGGTAGGCGATCGACTATTCAGAGAAGGCGATGTTGGCGAGTTTGGGGAATCCGATTCTGAGGCATTGTTGAACGACGGCTCTTGGTCAAAGGTTGAGACTAAGACCCGCAAAACAAAGAAGACTCAAGAAGAGTCCCAAAACGAAACGGAGAGCTAAGTCATGGCAACTTACGCATTAGGTAGAGAGCAGAATTTTTACTTGGTCAAAGAGACGGCAGGGCTAAAAAACAACTACGGTACATCGTCCCAAGTTGCGTTTGCCGCTGCAACTAACTCGGCCAAGGTTCTTACTAGCACCATGGACTTTGTTGTTGCCCGAGAAGATCGTATGGATTCGAGAGCGAGCCGATCAGTCCTAGAACGAATCACAGGCAAACAAGAGGTAAGCTGGTCTTGTGAAACCTACATGCTTCCCAGAGGCAGTAGCAACGTTCCCGATATAGGACCTATGATTGAATGCGCTATGGGCTCTGTGTCCACTGTGACCTACTCACTTGCTGATACCCTTCCCAGTTTGCAAATGGCTAGAGTTCTCCCTGGAGTATTTCGAGAAGAACTTTTTGGGGCTTGGGTTGAAGAGATGACCGTCACCGCTAGTGGCGCCGAGCCTATCAAGATCTCATTTTCGGGCGGGGCTTGTGAATACGCTCTGACTGGAAATGGGACTTCGGCTAATACTGAGAGTTCTGGTGGATCTGCTTTGACAGTAGGAGCAAACGAAGCTTTTAACTTTATGGCTGGATCTAGGATTACAATCGCAGACGAAGGCACCGCCGCTGGTGTTATCGTAGCTGGTTCCACTTCTGGGACAGCCGTTACTCTTGCCACCAACTATACCTGGGCAACAGGCAAGGCGATTACACCCCACGAACCTTCTGGGACACTAACGACATACGGCAGTCCCACTTCGGGAATCACTGGGTCAGTAACCGTTAATGGTCAGACACTTACAGTCACAGGCTTCGATGTCACGTTGACCAATAACATTAAGGCACTCAGCGATGAGTATGGTTCAAAAGGAACTTCTGATTTCATTCCGGGATTCAGATCTGTTACGGGCAACGTCACAGTAAGAGCGGAAAAGGATTTCATCAAAGCTCTGTCCAGACGCTATCAAGCTGCTGGTGATACCATTGCAGACGGTGTGCCTACATTTGCGACAGTCGCCATCGTTCTCACAATGGGAGAGACTGACGACCTTAAACAGATTATCAACCTGCCTACTTGCGAGCTGGACTTCGGAGCTATCGATGTCCCAGAATCGGAAGAGGCGATTCTTAACATTCCGTTTACTGCTTTAGGTGCATCGGCTGGGAACAACGAGTTCACCTTTGAGTGGAACAACGGGTAATCCCATAACGGGATTTAACTACGGGGAAAACGTATGACTGAAGATGAGGCGGTAGCCTTTATTCCTGATTTGGGTGACAACCGAGATCTACCTGAAGAAGAGCAGATCTGGGCAGAGATTCTTCCCATGACAGGACAAGAACTCAGAACCTATCAACGTGTCATGATGAACACTAAGGCCAACTCTAAGCTTGCCTTTGAGAAAGCCGAAAAGGTTGTTCGTCGCATTATGAAGGAACGGGTTGTTGCTGTTCACAACTATGCCGACATCAAGGACGTCCCAATTGAGGACGGTGAGCAAGTCTACGATAGAGGCGAGCCTGAAATGGTCGATGCCCTTTACACAGGTCTGACCCAAATTAGTACACTCAAGGCTGGTCTCAGAAAAAAATAGAGATTGCCGCTAGGATGGTCCTAAGCGGCGATGAAACAACCCTAGCATGGGGTTGCTCAAAATGTAGAGGGGATGAATACGAAGAAGGCGACGAACTAAGAAAGCTCCGAAATTGCGACACGGTGAGCAATGTCAATTTGGGATGGGAGTGGATGCCTGATTTAAGAAGGTGCCCTATGTCTCAAATAGACGATGAAGCTTGGATGATTTTGGGATGGTGGGCTGAATGGCAACGATTCAAGATCTTACCCTACGGTGGGTCAGACATCATGTCCCAACCTGCGACTGTGCTGGAAGCTTTCAGCTTCTTTGAGCAGATCAAAACAGACGTAGAAAACAAGCTGGCCAAGAAGCAACAAAGAGACATAGAGAAGGCTAGAAAAAAATCAGGTCGCAAAACGGGACGGTGAGATATGGCAGAACGTAAAGTAGGCATAACGGTCTTTGTAAAAGACAAAGTATCAAAAGCCGTTAAGATGTTAGCCGGGGGCGCAAAGGGTCTCGGCAAAGCTTTCAAATTCATGGCGGGTGCAACGGTCGCTGCCAACCAAGGTGTCGAACTTCTCAGTAAGGGATTTAATGCTGTTAAGGCTGCGATAGGTGGGGCTGTGAATGCTGCCATCAACTTGCGTTCCGAATCTGACCCACTCGTTAAAAAGTTCAGAACGCTACAATCAACCGTATCATCAGTCGGAGCCACTCTAGGCTCTTCGGTCATTGCTGCCGTGACTGGAATTGGGACTGCGTTTAAACCTGCACTGGCAGGGGCTAAGAATTTTCTCGAAGCAAATCGTTCCTTAATTGCGACAAAGATAGTTCAGTATATGTTTAGATTGGCGCGGGCTTTGACCGAAGGCTTGGCTCAAGCTGCACTTGTTTCAACTAAGCTTTGGACTGGTTTGCAGAATGCGATCTTCAAAGGTCTCAAAATGATATCGTCCACAATGACTGGCCCGCTAGGTGCAGCTCTTGGGATTCAAGAAGAGGCGATTGCACTTACTGAGCACTTCACAGCAACCGTTAACGAGAACGATGCCGCACAAAAGGAATTTGAATCAGACGTCAACAAAGTCAAAAACACGATCATCAAACTTGTCAACGAAGGATATGGGCCTGCTGTAAAAGCAGCCAAGACGCTCGCGGTCACAATGGGAACGACCCCAATGCAGACTACGGAGCAGGGCATTTCTAAAATCCGTGATCGCGTTGCTGAAATGGTTCCTGCGTTCGAAAGGGCAGCAAGCTCTATCGGCAAAGGCATGGAAGTGAAAGACGGCATACTGGCTTTTGAAAAAGTGGAGCAGAAGATCGATCGCGTTAATCGCCAATTGAGATTCGCCAGCACGAAGAGCCTACCCGTCGTAGAAAAAGAACTCAAGGCACTTTTCAAGAGTCTCGGTTTGCCAATCGATTTCGATATCAACACATCAAATCTCGAAATGGGAAAAGAGCAAATACAGCTATTGAGTGATGGTTTAGAGGCTTTTGTCTTAGACTCCAAAGAGTCGTTCAATATTTTAAACGACGGCTTGGAAAACTCTGTTAGCGGAATGCAAATTGTTGGCGACATGCTGACAGGTCTGCCTGACGCTCTGTCTGGTTTTGCGGAAGGGGTCGGCGAGGCGATGGGTCTCGTAGCCGAAGGAACTGTTAGTGCTCAGGACGCAGTTAGGGAAATGGCCAAGCAGTCGTTGATTGCTATTCTCGATTTGGTACAGAAGGCTGTTCTTGCTTTTGCTGTTCAAGGTGCTGCGGCTGCATTCGCAGGCAACGCAGGTGCCCCAGGCATCGGCGCTATCATCGGGGCAGCGGCAGGTGCCGCAGTGCTCGCACTTATCAAAGGCTATCTTAGCAGCTTGCCTAGCCCAGAAGGAATGGCTCGTGGTGGTTACGTCACAGGCGGTGTCCCAAACCGAGACTCGGTCCCAGCTATGTTGATGCCCGGTGAGTATGTCATGAGTAAACCAGAAGTGGCTGCTGCCAAGAACGGTGGGGGCGGGGGCAATCAAAACATTAACCTAGAGTTCTCTACAAATCAGCTTCCCGATCGTGTTGGGACTAAGAGGTGGATTAGGCAGGTTTTCAACCCAGCCATGAAGGAACTTAAAATACAGGGGATTGGCTGATGGCATACGCAAGCGGCAACCTGTCCACATATGAGACAACGGGTTTTACAAACGATAAGGCCATGTTCGTTGCGCCTGCTATCAAAGGCAGTATGGTCACTGCCTCATCTTGGAACGCAGTCGGGGGCGACCCTGCCAGCAACGACAACACGACTTCAACCACCCCAGCCTCAAGAGCATACGACGGGCTCGCCGCAGCACAGACAACCTATAATGGGAATATTACAGTCGATTCCTATTTTAACATTGAGTTCGTTGGAACAACCCTAGCCACCTTCGACGTCTTTGGCTTTATCAATCACAACTTTAAGAGCGATGGGGTCACTGACCTATATGTGGACGTGGCCGATAATCAGGCATTTACTCAAAACGTCAAAAACATCTACAGCGTGGACGTGAGTGCATTTAGCGGGGATATAAGAAACTTTGCTTTTAATCTGAATCACGCGACCCAAACTGACACTGTGAAATCCTGCAACACTCACAGCAATACAGACGTGGACGTTCCTAGTTTGACAAATCTTAGGGTCGGGGATCTTGTGTCTGGAACTGGGATTCCTGCAAACACCTATATTGCAGCATTCCCAGACAGTACGTCGGTGACTCTTACCCAAGCAGCCACAGCGACTAACACAGGGATCGCACTGACTTTTAGCCAATTCAACTATTCAAGCAGCGGCACGGCTCAACAGTTTTCAAGCGTTCGATATCTCAGAGTGAGACTGACAAGTGGCGGCGCCACATACAGTCCCAAAATCGGAGAGTTCTTTTTTGGTCAACGCCACCAGTTGAAGCGAAACCCCGATGTCCCATTTGACGACAAGAGCTACCTGAGTTCTGTTTCTGACCATCTAGCCACTAGCGGTGTGCGTCGTCGATACGTTATGAACAAAGGTCAGGCCACCAGAAACATTTCTATAACTACTGGCGATAGCGATGAGATATCAGCAATAGAGGATTTCTGGATTGGGTCCGAATATGGGACTGAGTCTTTTCTCTGGATTGAATCGCCAAGCAGTTCGCCTCAAGGTTATCTGATGAACACTGAAGAGCCGATTCTTAACTTTCCTTTATTGGGACCTACGGAACGTAACGCCACTATGGTTCTTCTCGAACAACCACCTTTCAAGTCTTCAGAATCATGATCACGTTAGACGACGAACAAAAGGCAGCGTTTCAATCTGGGACTATGCAACCAGTCGTCCATGTGACCGTCGAGGATGCAGCCGCGTCTGTTAGCATTATAGGACACAACGTACCTGATCAATCTATCTTGGATTCTACCGTAACTGGGACTGCCATTGTCTCTAATGTTCAAGCCATCTCGCAAGAGATCGACCCAGTGACCCGAGCATTCGAAACAGGCCAGTTCACATTTACCTTTTGCGTGGATGATGCATTTCGGGATTTGTCTTCAACTAAACAATGGCTTGGCGGCAACGTTACTTTCAAATTGGGAACGCCTGATCTAACCTTTGCCAGATTCCTAACGTTGTTTAGCGGCTATGTCTCTGAGGTTAAGTTCTATGAGAACTACATAATCATCGAAGCCTTAGTATGGTCTGGCAAAATGGGAACGGATTATAATCTGCGAACGTTTGTCGATGAGCACCCTAGTGTCGTTTTGAAACAACTAATGCTAGACGCCGGCACGCCTTCGTCCCTTATTGATTCAACATCGTTTGCCGCTGATGCATTTAGCGCCACGTCCCATTTTACCTTTGCGTCTAGAGGCGCTGAGTTTGGCGGCGACTGGTACGACAACGACGACGCCGCCGACGTGACCCAACTTGACATTATAAACACACATAGCTCTAGCCCTTACGACCCACCGGGGTGGATGCCTTTAGACTACAAGAACGCTTGGAAGATAAACCCTCAAGCGTTCGCCGATGATTATCTCAAAATGGCAACGCTCTCTATGGTCTGGGATCCCGTTCAGAGTGAATTTAAGTTGATTCAATATGACATCTCGGCAGCCGTTCAAAGACATCTCACAACTGACGATTATACCGACTTTGAATACGAAGACACTATTGGCCCATATAACCGAATTGAGATTCAGGTAGGCAGCTTTGACTCTACGGACAAGCTAATCAAAAAGGATAACACTAGCATAACAACCTTTGGCGAGACATTCGCATTAAAGGACGGGACTAAGTATCTCGCCGCCGCGTCTTTGTTCACGTCCTCTTCTGGGACAAGCAGTAGTTGGTCGACGATCTACCCCGACCACGTTTGGTTGGGCAACGGCTTCGCAGGGACTCGTGATTTACATCTTGGCGGGTCACAGCCAGCAGGCGCTCAGATATCAGCAAGCCGCCCATTCTACGGTCTGTGGCGTTCTGAGATTATCAAGAGCACGTCCCAACACGATGTACAAGCCGACGCCAATCAGTGGGTTTTAACCACGGACGCAGACGGCGACCTTGACGGGTCTTATACGCAATCTTTCGAAGCATTTCAGTTGGACGGAATTGCGACACGTCCCTTTGCAGGAAACACTGATAGCGATGAAGACCAAGACCCGCGAGCAATAATCGACATCACTGCCGCGACCTATTATGCGGATTATGCTCTCACCAGATTCTCTAATACCTGTCCCGTAATAAAATTCATGACGGGCTTGAATCATATCGACCTAGAGCTTGGCGACACTATCTCAATTGATAACGATTATTTCTTTTGTCCCGGTTTGAAACTCACCTCTTTGGACTCAAACGTTAAGTTCGAGATCGTAGGCAAAGAGGTCATGGCTCTTGGCGACACTGTCGGCATTGAGTTTAAAGCCGCCTATAAAACTAAAACGAGCCCACCATCAACGAGTGTTGCAATCATCGCCCCGCCAGCGCAACGTGACTGGCCTATGAAGAGCGGCCAAGGTTTTGGGATGATTGGAAATCTCACAACTCAGTCGGGCGTTAGTACAGGTCTGGACGTTACTGCTGGCAGCGGTCTAGTTGCTAACATTGGCAAGGGTGCCTCAAATTGCGGAGGGGCGATTAGAAACTTCTCAGCCGCCGCTGCAATCACTATGACGGCCAGCAAGGATAACTATATTGGGATTGACGGTCTTACTGGTCGGGTGCTTGTTCAGGCTGTGACTATCGGCAACCCGCCCCCACAAAGATGCCCGACTGAAATCAGATTGGGAAAGGTAACTACTGACGGTAGTTCGATAACGGCGACTGCCGATCTTCGCGATTTCGGATCTGTATCTGTACAGCAAATCAATAGAAGCGCATTCCCATTACCGGACAACAACTTTGTATTCAATCCAAGCTTCGAGATCTGGAGCAATACGGGGATGGCCCCAGACGGTTGGGAAATACAGGGCGGTGTAACTCTGACCGATTTTAGGATCGAAGCATCTACCACATATTGCGGGAGATACTCTGTCGCATATTTAGACACGGCAACTGTCACAAACTTACAATCTAGGAAAGTCCCAATACAGCCGGGTCAGCCCGTCAGAGGGACTATATGGGTTAGACGTGCTGGCGGTAACCCTACAGTTAAGTGGTCCGCATATTGGTACAAGGCAGACGGTAGTGCGGCCACGGGCACCGTGTCGCATTTTGGGTCAACTACTCTAAGCGCCACAGGTGCCTGGGAAAATTATTCAGGAGTTCAGACAGCCCCAGCCGATGCTGCCTATGTTGCTCTCAGAGTAGGACGCGCTGGCAGCCCCGGCGGTATTCTTTATTTGGACGATGTCAAATTGAGATCTGAGCCAATCAGCTTTAGAGCCTTTGTCGCAACTTCGGACGAGACGGTTACTAGTAGCGGTGACGACGTTGTCTTCAATAGCGAGAGTCACGACTACGGCAGCAACTACAACACCACCACAGGTGAGTTCACCTGTCCTGAAGCGGGATCGTATTCATTTACAACCAATCTTTCTATCGAAGGAACTGTCGGGACTCGAACCTGCTACGTTGCCATTGTGGGATCTACCGCGGGCACATTAGCGACTAATTATATAGGCGACGCAGCAAACGGTACTGATGAGTGGAACGATGTAGCCGTCACCCTTCATGTTCCTACTGCCAATCTAGCGTGGGGAGAGACTGTTTCTGTCAAAGTGTATTGGGCCGGGACTGCGGCAGTTATCAAACACACCTTCTCAGATTTCAGCGGAAGGCAAATCTCATAATGGGTCACAAGTATTCATACGAGGGCAGACGTATTGCCCTTAGAGGGAAGGTAGATTCTTTTCCCCGTATCTGCCTTCCCTCACTTTTTGCATTTTGGGATTTCCCAGAATGAGAACATAAGGTATTATTTTATAGTCAGGACGCAACGGCAGCGGGACCTGACCTAGACCGGATTGACGGCGAAAGGAATGACCGACCATGGCACAGACACGCGGGACGACCGTCTCGGCAAAAGCATATACTACGAGTGACACTGATATACTTAGCTTCCAGGCGAGCCATCGTATCAAACAAGGAACGGTGTTCTACGTCTTCCCGAGCACTGTAGGCACAGCAAAGGTGCATTATAAAGACCCTAGTGGCACCTATCGCGAATTACAGAGCACGGCATGTGCAGCTAATGACCTGACCGTTATCAGTTTCGATTTCCCAATTTCGGATTGCAAGCTGACCTATGTTGGGACATCGGCTGGCGGCACTGTAAACGCTGAAGGGCGGAGCTTCTAAAATGCCAAAGATAGTTCAATACAATTTGCCGCCCGGTGGGACGGTTGTAGATCTTGCCGACAACCAAAGCGTGGCTTTGGAAATCGAGGGAGTTGATCAAAAGGACTACATCCTCGTCGATACGTCCGATGGCAGCGAAAAGCTATACCTAAAAGGCGGCGGCACAACCGGCATCATGGTAGAGGAGACTAGGTTTAGATCTTCCGCTAGTGGCCAGTTCGCTATTGATTTCGCGGATCCTACGGCTACTAACCCGGTGTTCCAGCCAGCGGCTACGGACTCGGACACTGGCATCGGCTGGGCAGCGGCAGATCAACTCAGCTTAATCGCGGGTGGTGTCGAAGGGATCCGATTAACGGAATCAGGCAGCGCGGTCACGACCCAGATCAACGGCTCTACGCACATCAAAATCGCAGACACTAACGTCACAGCAGACACATCTTGTGATGATCTGGTGATCGAAGGAACCGGGGCAACAGGTGTGACAGTCGCAACACCTAATAACGTTTCTGGTTGTGTTGCTTTTAGAAGTGAGAACACAAGCGCAACAGATAAAAGTACTCTAATGATTCAGGGCTTGTATAATAGCTCAAACAAAGCAGTTGGGCTGCTTCGGTTGATGTCGGGTTCTACCGCAGCCGATTATATCGGAATTGAGGCTGGCGGCGCAGAACTGCTGAAGGTTCAAGCTGATGGTGTTGTTACAATCGCGGGGGCGATGACTCACACGGGCAACGTAGAGATCGAGAACGCCAGCCCTACCTTAACATTCGATAACAGCACAGCCGAAGACAGTGATGGTGGGCGCGAATCCCAAATTGACTTTACCGGCCTACGGTCAGGTAGTGAAGCGCATACGCTGGCTCGTGTTCAGGTGTCCCACGATGGGGCAGCTGACGACAATAAAGGCAAGATTGTCTTTCAAGCAAACGACGGTTCATCCCTAACTGAATATCTCAGGATTCAATCAGGCGGTCAGATTTCTACAGGCGGTGAAACGGCTGTGATGGATGTAGCCCCGAAGGGCTCCCTCCACGTCATGACTGGTGATTCTACAGTCACAGACGTGACCGCCAATGCCGACGATCTTATCGTTGAAGGTTCTGGCAATACAGGAATCTCAATTTGCACCACAGCCAGCTTTGAAGGTTCGTTAACTTTTGTAGACCCTTCATCGAATGACGTAGGCTTGATCGGTTATCATCACCAAACTGGTAAGATGCGCTTCAAGACAGAAGGCTCAGATCGATTTCTCATAGATGGAAACGGGAAGTTGATGAGCGGCGGGGAAGACACTCCCCTTTGTGTTGCCGGTGGATTACACCTCTTAGGCCCTGGCGGTACTACGTCGCGGACTTCAATCAATCCCGGTTCTGGGATGCTAGTGCTTGAAGACAACGGCAGCGACGGTGCTGGCCTTACAATCATTGCCGACGACGCCCAACAATGTAAGATCGATTTCTTCACTGACACGGGTGCTTCTGGTCGCATAATTTGGCAGCAGTCACTTGATGCTTTTCGATTCTTCACAAACAACAAAGAGCCTCTAAGGCTCTACGACGACGGTATAAGTGTTTTCACAGGCGCCACGCCGACAGCAACTCTGGACGTAAAGGGAACCACCTCGGTGGCTCTCTCTAACACTGTGGCCTCTGATAATCATTCTGGGACTCCCAGGGTAATCAACTCCACCGCTCACGGTTTAGAGGTGGGCGACACCGTTGGTCTTTTGTCGGGCAACTCTAACACGAAAGAAATCTTTACGGTTGCTGTCTACAATAGTGCTAACCAGTTTACGGTTGATAGCGACCCCACGAATGAGGTTGGGACTTCAGGATCTAATAACACCGGTTACAGAGACGGCCCTCTGCTAATAACTCAAAGTGGTGACGGTCGGACTATCTTTAGAGCTAGCTCAGACAACACGATTATTCACGCTGACGGCACTATGTCAGACACTACAGCAACTCAGAGCGTTTTGCTCTGCACTGAAATGGGTGATTCAAATCCCGGTGACAAAGTTGTTTTTATCGGAGCGCGGGCGGGTAAAGGTTCAACAGGTAATGGTATTGTAGCAATTGGATCTGAGTGCTGCGAATCTGGCGTCGGGCTTGAATCGGTTGTTATTGGGTATTTTGCTGGTAACTCGGGACCAAGTTCTTACAACACCATGATCGGTGCGCGGTCTGGAAGCAAAGTAACAAGCACCGGAAACAATAATACCTTTGTCGGTTCGCGCTCAGGGGCGGGTATTTCAGACGGTGCCACCTCGGTGACGACTGGCGATCACAACGTTTGTATCGGTGCTAAGAGCGGAGCCGCGTCAACTGCAAATAACCAAATTGCGATTGGTTACGAATCAATAGGACAGGGCGAGAATACAGCGGTAATCGGCAACTCAAACATTGTGAGCATAGCTCCCGGCAGCAATAAGAGTTGCAGTCTGGGAACTGCCACTGAGGCTTTTGGCGAAGTTTTTTGCGATCAAGTTTTGATCAACCATACTGTAGAGGATGATTGCTGGACGGGGGCTAGAGATCTCGTAGTCGGCAGCAAGACAAACAACACTGCTGGTATCTACATCAAAGCGGCAAGCTCAAGTTACTCTTCTTCCATCGCTATGGCTGACGGTGTCGGCACTGCGGCTCAGGCTGTTGGCGGATTGCTACAGTACATTCACAACGGCGACTACTGGAGGATCTACGCTAAGTACGACGGGTCTGGCCCGTATCAATTTAGGATGAATGAGTACGGTGTTCAGAAGCATCGCAACTCGTTAGCTCAAGACAGCACTGCTAGGGATGACGACACAGACACAGACCGTCCTGCTTACCTAGCAGATACCAACGCGACTCTCATTCTAGATTATGAATTTGGGACAGTGGCCGAGGTCACACTAGCGGCGAACGTCACAGCCATAAAAATATTCAACGCTCCTGCCCACGGTTCGAGTCAGACAATGACCGTCAAGATTAAGCAGCATTCTACGGCTGTGACTCTTTCGTATAGCTCTGTAACAATTTATTCCGATTCTGGGTCAACCACCAAAGCCGGAAACCTTTTGTGGTCAGGTGGTGCAGAACACGTTTTGAGCACTGGCAATAATCAGATCGATATTGTCCAGTTCACTTGCATGCCTCACGGAGATACCAACCGTGACGTCTATGCCGCAGTTATCGGCCAGAACTTCAGTTAAGGAATTTTAAAATGGCGACTAAACAAGTTCAGCAAATTCAGATCACAGTGATCAAGAATTTTGTGACTGATTCAATTAGCGTATCAGCTCGCGGCAACTACATGGCCGTTGAGTTTGAGACTCTAGATAATCAGTTTGTTTCATTATCAGAATCGGACGTGGCAAGCGTGCTACCAGACATCGTTTCTAAAGTAGAAGCAGCAATGGCTGAAGGCGGGTTTACTGTGACCGAAGCACAACCTCCTGAAGAGGAAGGTGACGGGGAATAAAATGGCACAGAAAAGATTAGACAACGTAGAAATAATTATCCAAAAAGATTTAGCTTCTGGCGAGATCCGCGCAGCTATGAACGCGATCTGCTGGTCGCCAGAACTTGAGACCCGGTTCAGTGTTAGTCTTCCGCTGATGGGCGTTGAAGACATTACGAACAACGCAGTAGCCGCGCTCAAGGAACATATGTCTGGCAACGGTGCCCACGAAGTCACCGAAGCAGAGGCAGAGACAGAGGCAGAGGCAGAGGCAGAGTAATGATCCCAACCCCGGACATTAGCCAGACCTATCCCAAAACGGGATTGACGCTCGATTCTCGTTTCGTTGTCGGGGAAGGCAATGCTCGGGACTTGTCGGGTGATTCAAACACAGGCACTCTGGTCACTGGTCGTGCTTTGTCCCTAGATGGGACTGGCGATTATCTGGACGGGGGGAGTGTAGCAGATCACGTTTTTACGGGATCGTTCACTGTCTCATTATGGGCCAAGACATCATCGGCGACAGAGCAAACGCATTTGATGAAGTTCAGCGGGGGCTCGACAGGTTATCAAGTAACTCTAAGGGCAGATCAAAACCCTGCTTATTGGAATTGCTCAATCGCCGATGATGCAGGCTGGCAGCACGCTCGTATATATGAAACTCAACTCAGCACTACTTGGGACGATGGGTCATGGCGACACATTGTCCTTCGTGCCAATAACGGAACTCTTGAAGGTTATGTCAATGGCGTTATTGGGACAGATACGGACACCTACAATAACTCAGTCGCAATTGGGACAAGCGCTCAACGAATGACGATTGGCGGAAACTATTCTGGGACTCCGGCCAATCTCGTTACGGGATCGATGTCTAGTGTTAAGATCTTCAACATTGCTCTTAGCTCTGACCAGATCACTGAGTTGTATAACAACCCCGAGCAAGTTCTACCAACGGGCGCAACTTCATCTAACCTAATCTCATTTTGGGCCTTGTCCGATTTTGACAACACTAGCCCCAACAGTCTTGATGGTTTGTTTTTTATGGATTTGGGAACGGCTAAGTCTAACGCGCAAGCCTACGGCACGGGGATGGATCGTAAAGAAGAACCCCCCTGTCCTCAATTGGGATTGACGCCGAGCACTGCGCGCTACCTTTCACAAGTTGATGATTCTTACACAATCACGCAAGATTCAGATATCAATGCTTTGTTTGCTTCCGGCGGCTCAATGTCATTTTGGATTTGTCCGTTCTCTGTCGGAGAGGGCGGCTTCGGTAGATTAATCGATGCATCGGCCACGGGTTATCTGTTTTTGATTCAAGCTGAAAGCGGGGGGAACGCTCAACTCGCCTTTATTCATTTTTTCGACGGTGATGATGGCAACTGGAAAATCACGAACCTGGATGTGCCTATAGGTTCTTGGTCCCATATTGCGATTACCTATAACTCATCTGACGTCGCGAATGATCCTGTGATCTACGTGAACGCCAGTTCAAAAGCCATCACGGAAGACACGGACCCAACAGGTACAGTCAACGCAGACAACAGTAATAAAATCATCGGTAATCAAAATGGGAATGGAAGAGCGTTTGACGGTTACATCTCAGAATGCGCCATGTGGAAAACGGTGCTGGATGCTGACGCAGTAACAGCAATTTATAACTCTGGTGTTCAAGGTTTTGATCTTCTGTCCGATTCTGGGAATTACGATGTAAGCAGTAGCTTAAAAGGCTGGTGGAAATTCAACAACGCTTTTACAGTCCAAGATCTTACCTCGTTCAACAATGACGCGGCGGCAAACGGTAGCCCGGTTCTCTCAGTTATCCCAGAAGGAGCTACATCGGGCCTGACTGTTTTTGGCAGCACCGAAGAGAAGCGTGCGGACAACGCTGTAGTCAACCTCGACGGTCATTCGTATGTGACCATTCCGCATGACGTAAACCTGAACCCAGATATGTCTGAGGGATTTACTGTTTCGGTATGGGCCAAAATGCGAAACCTCGGCAACGGTGCATCGACCCCAATCTTCGATAAAGATACAAGCAATGACCGCTGGTATTTGAGAATCCGTGATGATGCTTCCGACGCTGTTCAATTTAACTTCGGCGACGGCTCAGGAAATACCGATGTCGGTTATGGGAATCTGACTGACAACGACTGGCATCATTATGTCTTCGTTCTAAACACAAGCGGATCGGCTTGGACCACTGCGAGGATGTATAAAGACGGGGTGCATATTTCCTCAGCCGATGCAGACATAAGCGCAAGAAATGCAGACACACCCGGCACAGACCCGCTTACAATCGGGTCTACTGGAACTACCGCACAATGGGACGGGGCTATTGCTTACCCAAAAATCTATGCTCGTTCCCTTTCTGAGAATGAAGCAAAGCTTCTATATACCAGCGGCCTTCGAGTCGTAAGGGGTCTATGATGTCGCAATGGTCTTGGACTTACATGCTTATACCTTTGTCCGATATTGGGAATGAGTTCCCTGCGGAAGTTACGCAATATGATTTTGATGTATTGGACGCAGAAGGAAACGTTTCAACCGTGCACCCGACATTCGACACGAGGAGTAGGCGATTTGGCCTTGGAGCAAAATCGGACACGCACCAAGTCTTTAAGATCTCGTGCCTCAGTTTAGAAGTCGGTGGCGACTTTGATAAGTTTCGAGAGCTTGGCTACGAGATGATGAATCAAGCTCAAGCCGCATTATGGGTCAGTGAATTACCTGATGAGGACGAAGGCTAATGGAAGAGCTAGTACAACCCGGAGCCACTGCTGGCTTGGTCGGAGTTGTAATGGCTCTGGTCAAATTGATTGAAAAGCAAATTGCGAAAAAGAATGGCGGCACAGCCTACACTCGAATAGCTCTGTTAGAAAACGAGGTGGGCGACCTCAAAACAGATCTCAAAACGCTAATAGATAAAACTCAAGAGTTCCATCGGGAGTTCTGTGAGCATCGGGAGGACGTGCGTCTGCAATGGAAAGCAGAAGAGACACGCAAGGAAACTATTAGAGAGTTGAGGAGTGTTCAAAATGGGAACGGACAAAAAGCAGGGTTGGAAGACTACTGAGTTCTGGCTGAACGCAATCGGTCTAGTCGCTGGTCTTATTATGGGATCGGGAGCCTTCGGGGATAGCCAGTGGACACAATTAGTCGGTGGCATCATCGCCGCAGTTTGCGGCACAAGCTACACGGTTGGTCGTAGCATGGTTAAAGGCAAAGAGGCTCTTGGCGCTGCTCACGTTGAGGGCGAAGTCGTAAAAAAGTCTCAGCCGCAAAAAGGGACTTAGAGCAACGCCTCGGCAATGCTCTCTCGGTCGCCAATAAGTTCTCGCCTGGGTCAGGGCGGTTTGTTTTGGGCGCTGGTTTCGACGGCTCTGTTGGGACACTTAGTGCTGACCTTAGTACAAAAGTTGCTGAAGGCGTTTCTCTTTTTGCTAATTCTCATATTGATACAAATAAAGAATGGGGAGCGATGGCGGGGCTAAGGGTGGACTGGTGAAGTACGCCGTGGACAAACTCATGCGGGAACTGATTGATCTCGTTTGCAAATTGGCACACAGCAAAGACCAGAACGACCAGATCACCATTCGCTCACTCATTTACTACAAGATCAAACGACTGAAGGAGATTCAAGATGGGAAACCTAACCCGTAACTTCTCGGATTGGGAATTTGCATGTAAGGGCAAATGCAACGACGATTGCAAAGCCGTTATGATGCAAGCCGCATTTATGGAAAAACTTCAGGCGCTTCGAGACTTGATAGGTAGGTCTATAAAAATCACAAGCGGAATCCGCTGCTCCTACTACAACACCACTATCCCCGGTGCTGCTCAACACTCATGGCATATTCCCAGAAACGGAATCGCCTGTGCTGCCGACATAAGAACCAGCCGAAGTCGGGAAGATGTTCTTGCTCTATACGCCGCCGCAGACCATTTAGGCTTTCGCGGAATAGGATTATATGACGGTAGGATTCATGTAGATATGCGACCGACCAAACGCGCTCGGTGGGTCGATAAAAGTTGGGACTGGTCATGAGTAGAAAGCGCGTCCAGAAGATTGTATTCGTGACGGACGCGCATGTCCCATATCAGGACACCGCTGCTCTGGCTCTAGTTCACAAAACCATCAAAGCAATTAAGCCAGATATTCTCTGCGTTCTAGGCGACTTCGCAGACTTCTATTCCGTGAGCGCCCACGACAAAAGCCCAGATCGCAAAATAGGACTCGCCGAAGAAGTTGCCGCAGTGCGTAAAGAGCTATCCCGTTTTGAGAAATACAAAATCAAACGCCGTATTTTTATATCGGGTAATCACGAAAACAGATTGGAACGATACATTGCATCGAAGGCACCAGAGCTGTTTGGCTTTGTCTCAATTCCAGAACTGTTTCAACTAGAAGAAAACGGTTGGGAATATGTACCGTATAAGCGTCATGTCATGTTGGGACGCTTGGCTGTGTCTCACGACTACGGAAGCGCCGGCCAAACTGCACACCGTACAGCAACGCAGAAGATCGGCGCCCCAGTTGTGATAGGTCATACACACCGTGCTGGCACTGTCTCAAGACGAAACATCGATGGGCACTTACTTATGTCAGGAATGTTTGGCTGGCTTGGCAACGTGTCCCAAATCGATTACGCCCATAGCGCTCAAGTCGGTACAGACTGGGTGACTGGTTTTGGGATCGGGTATTTAATGCAGTGCGGCACAGTCGTTCTAAGCCCCGTACCCATTATAGGAAATCAGTGCATCGTTGAAGGTAAACTACTGGAGGTGCGAAAATGAAAATCCCAGAAGAGATAACCATAGGTGGGCACACAATTACAATACACTACCAGTCAGGGCTGGTTTCCTATAATCAGGCATACGGTATTTTCGACCCGACCAACCTAAGAATATTAATCGATTCAGATCTCAACCATTCAGTGCAGTGCGAAACGTTCTGGCACGAAGTGGTTGAGGCTTTGAACTTTTTCACCGAAGCGGAGATGTCCCATAATAAGATTCAGACCTTCGGAGTTCTACTGCATCAAATTGCAAATTCTATGGAGGGTCCAGATGAATGTAGAAATAAAAAGAAATGTAGGTAAGACACTAACGTGGTTGGCTGTTTTATCATTCACCACGTTAGTGCTTTCCCATCTTGCGACGGTAGAGCCGAAGGCTCTCAACTGGTTCGGCATCGCTCTACTGCAAGGCTGGCTGTATTTCTTACACGAATGTGTGTGGGGGTTTTTTGGATTTGGGATTAGACCGAATCGCGTCTTTGTGACCTGCCGTCGTTTTGACGACGAACTCCGTGACGGTCACTAGCTCGTTTCTTCGTTGGGATAGAAACTCGTTCGGCGTCATTGATATTGTTTCGAGGCACGCGAGCACCTCCTCTAATTCGCACATTGGGATCATCTCCGGTCATAGCAAGCAATAGACCTAGCCAACCTATCAGAGAGATCCCAATATAGGAAAGGATCTCACCCGTCATTAAGTTTCCCCATGTATATTATTTTCTTTAGCTCTGGCTCCTGGAAACAATCTTCGGTCAGAACGTAATCCGCCACAGCCTTTGTAGCCAATCCCAGAATAAGACCCGCGCTTTTCTCTGGTTGATATTCAATTATGAAGTCCCTCCTAACCTGGGACGGGTTTTGAAAAGGGTAGAAAGCTCTGAAGCCTCTGAACTTTCCAGAGTCTTTAGACCCAGCAAACCACGCGACACTACAGGCACGCATCCTACCCCGCATGAACATGGACAAATAGAAATTCCCTTTTCGGGATTTGTTCACATTGACGTATTCCTTTTTTGAATCGAAGTTCGGGTGCTCGATAATGGCCTTCCTCAGACCCATTAGAATATCTCGCTGGCGATAGTAGGCCCTCTCGTTTTGGGACGCAGGTGTCTTTTTGCGAATTTGAACTCGCCTTCTTTCAGTGCTCATTGGATTCCCTTTGTAGATTGTGCTTCCCCTCTGCATTGATTCCAGGCTTGGGACTGGCTGTGGCTGCATTAGAAGCTGGGCACAGGACGTGCCCTAGCTGCTACGGTAGATACCGCGTGGGTGGGTCTTTCTTTTTGGGATAGAGGCGAATCATAAGCAGTGCAAAAATCAGCAACCACCCATTCGCAAAATCGGAACCGTACTCACTCACCAGCAAAGTATAGAAACCTACTGTGCCTGCACCACAAACCAACGTGGTCAAAATGAGAAATCCCTTTATGATTATTTGTCTCATGTCTACTTTACCGTCACAGCTATCGATGGACGCAAAACAATCTGGACACCTGGGATCTCAATTCCCGTTTTGGCAACACGTTTGATCGCCGCTTCGTCAATCTTCAGATACTGGCGCGGGATTGCCTCTGCATCAATTACGATCACATCGTAACTGGTGCGACTTGAAATCCCAGAAACGGAAGGCTCCTTGTAGTTCGTAGCTTCCAGCAACGCTTCGGCGTCATTGTTTTTTGCAGCCTTGACCAACATCTCCTGCGCCTCGGCTGCTACTTCTGAAATGTAGTTGCCCATGCCTTCCTTTATTGAGGCTTCTACAATCTCGGTCACTTTCAAAGCTGACTTGAACTTACCATCAACTTCTTCAAGCGCTTTCTTGAAAGGTTCTACCAGAGCCTTTCTCATTTCCTTTAAACGCTTCTGGTAAGTCTTTACGGATTTGAGATGCTCGGCTATGCCGGCGTACTCTTCGTCCGTCTCAAGTTGAATCAGCAACGCCTGACCGTTCTCATCTAGAAACTCATCGGTCAAACTGCCTGCCTCTTTTTGAAGCTTTACAATAGACTGGTTTTGGGATTTGCTTAAACTCATTTTCTTCTCCTCTTAGATTCCTGGTTTTAGGATTTGCTTCATCGCAATTCCGTTTTCTTTTTCTTCTACCAGCACGACCATGCCGTGCTTCGCTTTTACTTTTGACCCGTCTGCTAGTATCAAATTGGAATTGTCGTGCTCACTGAATGGGCAGTAGGCCACGACCTCTTCTGAACCATCAGCCAATCTCTTCACGAATTTGAAAGCCGCGTGCTTGCCATCGGTTTTGGGATCGATGTTTTCGCTTGCGAAATACATTCCCAGAAACTGGCAGAACTCGCACTGCACCTCTGGGTTGATGATGTATTTTGGGATCTCTTTGTTTCGGGAACTGAACGTGCTGTGCATTATCAGCGGCCCCTTTTTCTTGATTAAGATCGTTCCTGTTTCGAGACCGCACGTAGCGCAGCACTCCAGGAACGGGTGCCCTAGCGGGGCTCGACTAAAATCTGCCTTTGTCGCAAATTCGGTCATGACCATTCTCCTTCTCCGTTTGTTTTTTGCTACCCCTCTGCGTTTCTAATCCAGACTTGGGACTGGCAACGGTCGCATTAGTAGCGCCCCTGAACGGGGCACTCGGCTTAGATGGTTATCTTCACCCCAGCCTTTTTCAGTTCGGCGTTCACCGCCTGAAGCGATTTGGGATCGTTCTCATAACGGTCCCTGAGATTCTTGATTAGACGCAACCGTTCCTTGGTGCACCCGCCCCGCGCTGGCGTGGTGCAGATTAGGATCAATTGATCTAGATCTGTTCTCTGATTGCGTGCATCCTTTTGCATTGCTGCCCGGGCGCGTCTGTTTTCTAGTTTGTTTACTGCCGTCATAATATCACTCCACAATTTCATAGGTGTTTCCTGAATTGAGATCAGGTTGTTTGCCGTCTTCGCCTTGCTGCCAGCGTGGACGCTTGTACTTTAATTTACGCATAGTTCGACCACGACCAATCCAGTAGACTTGTCTATGGCCTTTCACCCAGAATCCTTCTTCGGGATTTCTGCGTTTGAACTCACTCTCTAGTTTTTCACCCACCCTCCACAGGTTCGAAATTGAGATCTTGGTTACCTTGTTTAGCTCCTTTCGTTTTCGGCCTGGAGCGTAATGCTCTAAACCTTCTTCAATGTTCAGTCTCTTTTTGCGACGACCCTTTTGGATTGAGTCTTCACGGATGTCTGTACCGTGCTGGTCTAGGTCACACATCAAATTGACAACCAGCCGAGCTGCCTTTTGAAGCGTAGCCTGTAGTTCTGCCTGTTTCACTTTGCGAAATATTTCATCCACGTTTGCACTATCAGGAATCTGCCAACCGACGGCTGTGCCTAGAAGATCAAATATAAAATCCTCCACGCCCTTTTCGTCGATGTCTTTGAACTTCAACCCACACCAGTGCATAGCGTCGTCCGAAAATGATACGCTCTTGTTGTTCGGGCCTGCCTGTACCGTGATCGAAATATCGACCAGCTTTCTCTCTTGGTAGTTTGGCTTGCGAACGTAGATGCCCCAGGTATCGTGATACCCTGTTTCCCAATTCCAACATTGCAACAACCCTGGCGGGAGCGCCATGTAGAAACAATCGTAAGGCATCACAAAGTCTGCACTCGTTACACCGTCCAGGGACGTGTTCAGATATTGTTCGCAGACCACCTGTCCCATATCGAAAACTTGGCAGCCACTACCCACGAAGGAGTAACAGTTCTGCATAAGGGTGTGGGCGATACTGAGATCAACCCCAACCTTCTCGATAATCTCTTCGGACATGCCCCTGACATTCATACCGTCTTCGGTTTTGATGCCTAGAGTTTTCTCCCAGAATAGGAACCACTCCTTCAAGGTGTAGTCTATGTTCATTATACTTCTTTGATGATTGATGAAATCATCAAAATGGATTCTCGGCTTCTTCTTCACGAAGCTCCTCCTTCCTTTTCTAGGACTGTTCTTGAACGTCCTGATCTTGTTTTTCGATGAACACGTTTAGAGTATTCAACGCGCTTTGGACCTGCGGTATATCTGCGCCAGACATATCGAGATCAGCCACGGGGATGATGCCGTGTTCACCCGCACGTAGGCACAATTGAAAATGCTCGCCAGCGCCCATTGATAAAGTGAGTTTCATAATAGGATTCCTTTCTTGTTTGTTTGTCGCCCCTCTGCATTTCACCCGGACTTGGGACCGGCCTTGGTTGCATTAGCGACGGGACGCACTGCGTCCCATCTTGAATCACACCCTTGCCACTGCATACTTCATAAGGTCGGACGCCTTAGTCTCAAGCTCCACGCGGGAGTCTTGATGCTTCAGGTCACGGGCCATAGCTGTGGCGCCGTTGATTAGACCCCAAAGAGAACGCGGGTTGTCCTCGTCCTCTTCTTCAGCCTTAGCCAGAACTCGCTTGGACAGCGTAGCAGTGAATCCCGATTTGGAACTCAGCCACTTCACGGCGTCCTTGTCTGACTTGCCCACCTCGTAAAGTCGTGCAGCTTCTACGGCATCGACGTACTGGCGAGGGTCTGAGGAGATGGCTTGTTTCATCTTAGGAATAAACTCGTACTTGAAACGAGATGGTGCACCAGACGTGTGGCGAAGCTTCACCTCTGTTCCCATTGTGACACCGTACAGCAAACGGTTGTCGCAAGAGGAACGATAGGTGAACTCACAACCGTGGAAGGTGCCAGCGCCCGTCTCAGAATTGGACACTTTGAAACCTCGGAACATTGTGTCCTTGCCGTTGCTGCCTGGGACTTCAATCGGGTTTGCTTCATCGACCAGCCAGACATACACGTCCCGATCTGAGGCGTATAGCGTCGAGGCGCGGGTTGGGTTTCTTGACGCATACGACGCGCTAGGAACCTTCCACGTATCGAGATCGATATGCTCCATGATTAGACGGACAATGTGTTCGTCCCAGATTCGCCCATACTTGCAACTGTTAATCGCACGCATTTGAAGCCCGTCCTCTTCTGCGGTCTGAAGGAATCGCATGTCTTGGCGTTCTTGCTGGAACACCTTTTGTTGCAAAACGGCACAGGCCAGTTGAGGGTGATCAAGATCTCGAAGAGCCTTGGCTGGGAACTTGAGTAGAGACGCCGCTTGACCAAAGCTCCAGTTAGTCAGTTCAGCCTCTTGCTCTGTTTCCTGATTTCGGATGAACACGTTTTGGTGATCTGTTACAAACTGAAGGTGCTCAAGCGAACCGTCCACTTGTGTTGAACGTTGACGCCGTGACTTCACTGCCTCATATAAGGACGCGATGTCTAGGAACCTTTGGTCGTCTGGCCGCTTAAGCCATTGTGCATAAGTGTCTAACATAATTTTTCTCCTCCCGAATTGGGATCAAAGTTTTGCTTCCCCTCTGCATTTCTCAACCAGACTTGGGACTGGCTATGGCTGCATTAGAAGTGGGACAGATGTAGAGTCCGTCCCAGGTTGGGGTTGGGGGGTTAGAGTGTCACCAGTCGCAGATTAGGAACGCTGGGTGGGGTCCACTCGTAGTCTTCAGGCACGACCACGTCCACAGTCTCATCGCACTTACTGCAAACCAAGTGAGCGCTATTACCCGGTTCAATAGATGCGATGGTCTTGTAACGATTGCGTGGAGCTTCGCTCACCAGTGAGAAACCAAAGTAGGTATAGTAGCCAACGTGGTGACCACATCGACAAAACTCTGCCTTCTCTTCTAGCATCTCCTTGAACCCTTCGAGGTGCTGGCTGTGTCTCAAACTGAAACCTTGCAGACCGTCGGCTGGTTCTTGGCTAACTTTGCATTCCTGAATTGCTTCTATCTTCATTTGTCTATTCCCTCCAGAATAGTTTGTTTATGCTCCCCCTCTGCATTGCCCGGGCTTGGGACCGGCTTTGGCTGCATTAGGAGCGCCCGATAATAGGGCGCGGTGCTTTCACCTTTTCTTTCTTGGCTCATCGGTGATGCCCAGATGTTGCATAATGAGATTCAGTTTTTTGTGGACGCCCATAATCTCGTCCGTGATCTCATCTAGGGAACATTCGTTCTCGTGGACGTTGTCCCGAATGCGTTGGAACTTGGCGTCTACGTTCTCTGATAACGCAACCAGCTTCTCCCCTAACGTCGCAATCTCGCACAACGTGCCGCTGTATTTTCTCGACTGGCTATTATGAAGCACCTCCAGTTTCTTCCTGACTGCCTGAATGCCTTGTGCGTTCTCGTAGATTCTCGAACTATCATGATGGCCCATTTGAAATCTCCTTTAGCAATGTGGGAATACCGTGAGTTGAAATAGCGCTTCCTTCAACATAGTCCCAAACGATACCGTCCACTTCCCGTCTTGGGACTGAGGTATTGTAATCGGACGAGCGTTCACACAT